TGAATAGTATAAAGATACCAGTTCCAAACATAGAAAGTCCGATGGTTACTGCCATCATCATTTCACTCCATGTATTTGCATATTCCATGCACTTACCATCACAGTCTCCAGCAGAACCTGCCAGTGCCATCAAACCAAAAATAACTAATATACTTCCAAAAAGGTCTTTCATATCTCTCTCCTTATTTACCGTTATATCCAAGTGTTTCCATTGCAGCTCTAGGTGAAGTCTCCTCTGCGAGTTTCATATACTCCTCAACAGTTGCATTCTTCACAAGAAAGTTTACCCATGTTTTCCAAGGTTTGTAACCGTATTTAAAACGGGCAACAAACGCAGGCATCAGTTTACCTTCCCAACTAGGATGAGCATTCGGATGTACATCCATCATCATTCTAGCACCTTCAAAGTTACCTTTGTACATTAAGTACATACCGTCCCAATTGAATTCTTCTTTCACAAATTTAGTCATAATATATCCTCTCTTTTTCACTCTATACCTACAGTATACATGTTTTCATAACAAATGTCAAGGCTTATTTTCCTATAATCCAGCGAATTTTGCCAGTAACCATAACATCACAAAAACGAACACAGTAAACCACATTAATGATTTTAACATATATTATCCTCTTTCTATTGCTTGAATTAACTTTCTTTTGACAGTCACTAGACTATCCTCGTTTGCTTGGTATCTAATACCAATACCACCCTTGGTAATCCACCTTGTAATATTGTCTGGTTTATCATCAATCAATATATTTGGTGTACCATCAAGTCTGTTTGTAGCATACTTTTCTTTTTGTCCAGTAAAGATAATGTTCTGAACTTCTGGTAAATAACCCATTCTGGTTAACCATACTCTCTTCCAATATGCAGAGTTGTCCCTGTCACCTCTTAGTGGTGAAGAACATATACCCCAATCGTCACCAGCAACTGTCTGTACAAATTTGACTAGTTCGTCTGATGTTGGGTATTTCTCTAATGTATTGAAAAAGTCAGTACCTTGCAATTCTGCAATGGCCATCTCTTTATTTGGAATTTCTTTCCAATGTTTCTTATCAAACTTCTTGGCGAAACCGTCAAAGAAGTCTGCAATCACACCGTCCATATCTAAATAAATTGTCATTTTCACTCTTTCTTTTTTCATCATATACACATAGTATACATGTTTTTATAACAAAAGTCAAGGCATTTATAGGCGAAAAAACCCTTGAAAAACAAGGGTTTTCTGCATTACTGTAATTTAGGGGGTGTTATTTGCGTGCTTTTTTCGCTAATTCTTGCGAAATCCACCGTTTTGCGATATGGTTGCCTACCTTCTTGCGAACTAGTACCATGATACGTTTCCATACTTTAGAGAATATGTCCTCACCAGCATCATTATTGTCTACAATGACAAAATTAGAGTTACCAAACAACCTCTGGAATTTGCCGATGTTCTTCTGAACCTCTTTCCACATCTTTTCAACTTCTTTCTCTGGTAGTGTACGTTTACGGTCAGCATTACGTTCCTGTGCCGTATCCAAAGATGTATTAACGAATATCATATAACAGTCATATCCTAAACCTTTGAGCATTGACACTTGTTTGGATATCTTATCGTAATCCTTACCAGTACCGTCAATGATATGTCCCAAACGTCCTTCAATGTAATTAGATTGCATTGTCTTGACTGTCTTTTTCGCTTTAACACGAGTGTCTTGTCCCAAGTCTGAGTAGATATCCTCTGGTGTAGTATCTAGTCCTACATCCTTTAACATCTTCTCATAGACATCATCACTGTTAACAATCTTCATTCCAAGTCCACCAGTTGTTCTACGAACAACATAAGACTTACCACTACCAGGCCCCCCTGCTAGAAAGATTGCTTTAAATATATTCGGGTCGTAGACGCCCTCTTGTAGTTCTGCGAATGTTTTCATTTTTTATTCCTAACAACTCATTGACTTTTTGAGAGTATAATTCTTCATAATATTTATCATCTTTTGTAGTCTCAATTTCATTTCTCCTGCTTAACTGTTTTTGGAAGTGCATTTTCTGAAGTCTGTTTTTGAGTTTTGCTGTCATTGTTGTCCTCGTTAAATTTATAAGTTAAAAGTCTGCATAACGAATCGAGTTGTTTGATAGGCCTCCTTTCCTGTTAATATGTTACATCACTAGAGTCCTCAGCACCAGTTGGTACGAGAACATCTATTGGGTTTCCACTATCTTGGTGAGAAACACCATATGATGATAACGGTTTAATTGCTGTGTCACGAATTACTTCCATGTGACAGTGGTGTTTATATACACCGTCACCTCGTGTAAATTCGTGTTTTAATTTTGATACAAGATAACGTCCACTGTAGATAGGGTCACGTTCCTCTTGTGCAAGAAGTCCTTGGTTTCTCATGTCGATACCAACCATATCTCCAGCTTGTAAAGATGTATTGCCAGGCACTTCAATTCTTAATGTGATTGCAGAGTCGATTGCACTAAATCTACCCATACGTCTTTGTAACCAAATATCTGTACCACTATAGTCGTATTGTCCATCGTGTCTAGCAGAGTATAACCCATTGGGCGCCTCTCTGTCAACAGCTTGCATATATGTTTTTGATTGGTCATAATCTGATAATCTATTACCGTAATCATCTCTTGCTTGTGAACCTAGCGGTGCATTCTGTGAACCATATAGATTAAACTCATCTACATGCTTATCTTCTGCAAAGTCATCAAAATAATTATAGTTATGATTCTCTACTGTCTTGTTAACCAAGTCAATCATAAGAAGATTAGAACCGTACATACCCTTTCTCATGTTCATCATCACATTTGTCGAGGTCATAAGGCTGTAACTAAGAATGTTTGTTAATGTTGTGTTAACGTCTGGTTTCTTATGTCCTTCGGGTAGAATATTTGGCGTTTCTTCCTTAAATACAAATCTAGGATTTTTCGTGTCCATCATACTGTCGATAGTTCTGAACCAGTATCCCTTAACAGTTTCATAGAATAGGAATGTCGGTGCATAGTTGTTTTCTCTAGACAGACATCTTCTTGCTACACTGTTGATAAAATCAAATGGACGCATACTAGGAGAAACAAATTTAAAGTTGTTTGTTGTTTCTTCATAGTAGAATTCTTTCTTAGAGTTGAGTAAGTCCTCATCTCTGAATATCTTCTTTACAATCTCAACAGACGGTTCGCCACTGAATGCTTGTTTAACTCTAATACGATTAGAACGTACTGCTTCTGGTGTTGTGAATGATAGTGTGTATGCATTAGTATTGTCATTAATACTAACTTTACTAGAAACTTTGTATATGTAAAGAGGTGTGTCGGTGAAATCAATCGCCATTGTACGAGAATTGTCATCATCCTCGTTTGGTGTAACAATTCTAAGTTTTAGTTTCTCTTGTCCAATGATTGGAAGATTGGTAAGTAGATTGTTAGTGTCTACAATTGAAATGTCACCAGTAAGTGCATTTTTGAATATATCTTCGTATATGTTTACTGATGCAAATTGGTCTTTTAAATCTAGTACTGCACCACTTGCCGCATAGATTTCGCAGACTTCAATGTGATATTCACCAGCGTACTGCATAGTCGCCATGTCTATCTACCTATAATCGTTTCAAACTCTGCTCGTACTTTAGCAATGTAGGATGGTTGGATTAGTCTTATTTTTCTTTTAGATTCCAATAGTCTTTCCTCATATTCATAATTTGTGATTGCTGTTGCTCCAGCAGGAATTGTCGTTGCAGAATCGTTTGGAAGTTCGATAGTAAATTTTGTATCACCAGACTCTTGTGTGTATTCGTAATGATGAATATCATCTACATTACTATACTTAGACGCTACATGTTTTTCAAATCTATCAACTGACATTGGCCAATCTGTGTAAATGTCTTTGATGTTATTTGCTATAAGAACAATCCAGTGTAGATTTGCATCGCCATAATAGTCATATGCAATCTGTTCTGGTGTTGAACCATCTGGTACATCATAGAAATCAAAATTAACAAAGTTTGCTAATGAGGAATCATTGAAATTTACTCTACGAGTAATATCAGTCATACTGTGTAGTATGCCATCACCCTTAACATCTACCTGTACTGTTGGAAACTTTCTAAAATACATATACTAAAATCCTTTTGCAACTTTTTCTTTGGTAACAATATCCAATTCTTTAAACGTCAATGTTAGTTCAGTTTCAGTTGGTTGATTGTCTTTAAAGAACTGTGGTCTATCTCCACCAAATTTAACATCAACTGCTTCGAGTGCAGATGTACCAATTTTGTGCAAATGTTCTTCGGGATAGTATTGGATATCAAATGTAGATGGTGCTTTAAGAGTTCTGCCTAACATATCATCTGTAAATCCAGGCATAGAGTGATATCTGAATAAAGTTACAATTTCTTGGATTGCACTTGCTTCTTCTGGTGAACGTGGAAGTAGTCTAAATGTAAATTGAAAGGAACGTCTATCAATACCCTCAAACTTCATCTCTGTTCTATTGTTTGTAGTCTCACCAGATGCGATTGCCTTTGCAGCGACAGCACCTGTTGCACCTGCTCCTTCTAATGCTTTTGCAACTGTGTTACCACCTTCTTTTTTAAGAGTATCAGCAACTGAACCAAGGTCAATTTGTGATAGTCCACCAGATACCGTCTGATAACTTGCGATTGCACCAGCAACTAACAGTCCAATTTCTGCTTCACCATAGTTTGCTTTCTGTGATACTTGAATCTGATTGGGCATGTATAACGTAATAGAACCAGATGCTCTGGTTGTTGGCGCCCTTTCCAGTGTTCTTTCTCTTCTATCACTATGAACAATTTCAGTTGTTGTTTGCCCGCCTGGCCCACTTGCAAATGTTCTAGTGTTTGGTACTGCACCACCACTAATTGATGCCTTTGCATTTACCTGTTCATTGATAAAAAATTGTACATAGTGGTCACTTCTGGACATATGCCCTACGTCCATTGGGTATTGTAGATTACCAGCACGTGATTTACCACCAGCACCAAATAAACTACTCACTATACTTTCTAAGTTTGCCATATAAATAATCCTACAAGAATTCGTTCTTTAAAGTATTTATAAGGTTTGACATGGCATATAGTGGAAGATACGTCCCAATTAATCAAAAGAAATATAAAGGTGACGTAGATAAAATAATTTACCGTTCCCTATGGGAAAGACGGTTTATGGTGTATTGTGACAAAAGCACATCTATCCTTGAGTGGGGAAGTGAAGAAGTCATCATACCATATATATCACCCCTAGATGGTAGACGCCATCGGTATTTCCCAGATTTTTATATTAAGGTAAAACAGAAGGATGGTTCTATCAAAAAAATCATCATTGAAGTGAAACCCAAGGCACAGTGTGGCCCACCAAAACTCCCTAAACGCAAAACACCACGATTTATCAGTGAAGTCCGTACATGGGGCGTAAACCAAGCAAAGTGGGAATCTGCAATAGAATGGTGTAACGATAGAAACATGGAATTCAAGATTTTAACTGAAGACCACTTAGGTTAACTGTATAAATAGAGGTATGACAGATGCAGTTGACAAGATAGTTGAAAAAGCAGGGGGTAGAGATTTATCTATCCGTTGGTTTAGAAATCAAGTAAAAGAACTTGGAGACATAAATCCAAGGGAACAACTCCGTGAGGGCAAGTTAAAAACTCGCCCAGTATTTGGTAAGATGAATTTCTTCATGTACAGTCCCAAATATAAAGATGACAAAAATGTACTTCCCTACTATGATAGATTTCCTCTTATACTACCAATAACACCTGTCGGTGCAAATAATGTATCTGAAGGGTTTATGGGATTAAATTTTCATTATCTATCAGTACCAATGCGTGTGAAATTATTGAACGTGATGGCAGAGTATGCCAATGGCCCTATGGACGAAAGTACTAGAATCAAATTAACATGGAATAGAATTAAAAGAAATAGAATGGTTCAACCAACAATTAAAAGATATCTTATGGATCATGTAAAACCACCATTTCGTATTATTAATGCAGACGAAATGATGATTGCGGTTTTGTTACCAGTACAAAGATTCAAGAGAGCAAACGAAAGC